GTGCGCGTGCAACTGTGCAACTGTGCAACTGTGCCGTGCTGGCCTGTGGTGAGTGGTAGTGACCAGGCTGTGGGGGCAGGCGGTAAAAATGCTTTACACGTTAAGATTTTGAAGTTAGGGTGTCTTGCAGTGAGGCCATGAGCGAAAACAGCCAAACCGCAAACGATAGCGAAGATAAACGCGTAACAATCGGACAAAAGAAAAAGAAAAGTGACCCTGAGCGTATAAGACCATATCGTTTTAAGCCAGGCAATCCTGGCGGCCCAGGGCGCCCGAAAGGGTATAAAGACTTCAGAACAGTACTCGCTGAAGTCATTGACATGGAAGCGCCGCAGAAGCAAATTAAGAAAATGCTTGCTGAAGGCGTTAAGTTACCAAACAGTACCTGGCGCTACTTGTTAGCATCGACAGCGTTATTGAAAGCAGCGGGAGGCTCGACGCGACACCTTGAAATCGTGCTCGACCGCCTCGAAGGTGCAGTCAAGCAGCAGATTGAAACTTCAGGCAATCTAAATGTCAATTATGTCGAATTGCCAAAAGAATTTGAAGAGTGACTTTCACGAATAAGCAACGTGAAGCAGCGCGGCTTCTTTCATCACCGACAGCGACGCGGGTTTTGCTCTATGGCGGGGCGCGGTCTGGAAAGTCTCATGTCATTGCTTACAAATTATTGCAGCGCGCGATTGAATATCCAGGCGTTAGGCAGATTGTTTTTCGCAAGACGATGGCTGATGCTCGCGACACGTTTTGGACAGAGACAATGCTGCCTGTGCTGGAATCTGTTAAGTCAGCAGTGACGATATACAAGCAGCCGCCTCACGCGGTCTTTGCGAACGGTAGTGTAATTCGTGTTGGCGGTTTGCATCCTTCAGAAATTGACCGCGCTCTTGGCGTGGAATATGGCACTATTTACGTTAACGAGGGCAGTGAGGTTTCGTGGCAAAATATGCCTGTTTTAATAACGCGACTTAACGCTCGGACACTGAGCAAGACAGGTAAGCAGATAGTGCCTAAGCTCATAGTGGACTGCAATCCACCGACGACAAAGCATTGGATTTATACGACGTTTGTTCTCAAGCGCAATCCAGCGACAGGTGCGGAATTATCTGACGCAGAGGCCTGGCAGTCGTTGCGAATGAATCCAATCGATAATGCTAAGAATCTCGCGCCTGATTTTCTTGCTTCGTTAGAAAGCATGAGCGAGCGCGACAAAGCAAGATTTTTGTACGGGGAATTTGGGCAATTGTATGGACTTGTCTATGATTGTTTTGACCCTGAGCTACATATTTACGACGTTGGCGCGACAGGTGACAGATATTTTCGTAGTATTGACTTTGGTTTTACAAATCCTTTTGTTTGTTTGTGGGGCAGGCTCGCAAGTGATGATACTCTTTACATTTACCGCGAGCGTTACCAGCGCAATATCACTGTCGATAGGCACGCAGAAGCTATTAAGCAAATGTCGCAAGGTGAGCAGTATGAAGCGACGTTTGCAGACCACGACGCAGGCGAGCGTGCGATTTTGCAGGCGCATGGAATAGAGACAAGGGCAGCGATTAAAGACGTTAAGCGTGGTATTAACACTGTTTACTCGATGATTGAGCGTGGCAAAATCAAAGTGCATCGAAGCTGTACGGGGTTAATAAGCGAATTGCAATCATACCAGTGGAAAGACGGCCAAAAGGGCGATGAGCCGAAGAAAGAAAACGACCATGCATGTGACGCGTTGCGTTATATGGTAATGGGTATTTTCGCGCAGCCTGTTGCATCGTCATTTGAGGTATCGTGGTTATGATTGACGGGCTATCAATGACAAGCAAGGTGAGACAGTGAGTCTCGAAGACGTACTTTTCAAACAGGTTTGCAAAGACTACAAACGACGCAATGATTTTATCTTCTATCGTCGTGCATTGCGTGCCGACCTGGTTGGCTCGTGGGACAATGTCGAGGCTGATTCTGCTGCTGCGTTTTTGCAGGTACAGCCGACGGCGCGAGAGGTAGGCAAAGAGCTTGATGCTGAAAAAATATCGTACTTGATTCGATTTCCTTATGAATCGAATGCAGGATATGCGCAGCGGTTTTTATTGTCTTGCGATGGCGGTGAGTCTTATCGTATAGCTTCTGAACTTATCGGTCACTTGATGCGACCTGGCTATACGCTCAATTTGGATGGCTTCGCAGACGAGTACACGCAGAAAATCCAGTATAATATCGACAATGAAGGCACAGACTTTCCAGCGTTTGTTGCTGATGTCGCGCTGGAATTGATTGGCCTTGGCCGCGCGACTTATCTGACAACTACAGATGAGCAAGGCAATCTTTACACGTCGAGGATTAAGCGTGAGGACATACGTGACTACCAGCCCGCAGGCGATGCGCTGGACTTGATTATTTTCGATAAGTGCAGATACCGGCGAGAAGGTTATGAATTGCGCGAAGACGAGCTTATCGTTCTGATTTCGCCGACAGAGTGGATTTACGCGGACAAGAAGACACGTGCAATTTCGCGATTTGAAAATCCTCTCGCGGCCGTGCCTGTGGCGGATGTGTGGTTTAGCGATGGCACGCCTCTACTTGCTGCTGTTTGTAAATTGCAATACTTGCTTCTTAACGCAGAGTCAGTGCTCGCGCAGAAAATCCGCAATCAGGCAATCGCAATCTTAAATGGCCCAACAGGCATACGAGAGCAATTGAAGACACTTAGCGCGCAAAAGGTGATTGAACTACCGCCGGATTCGTCACGCGGTTTGGAGTGGGCGGCGTATCCAGCGACGAGTTTAGACGCTGATTTCAAATATCTGCAATTCCTGGTGCAGAAAGTTACGACACTTGGCGCGATGCGAATGCAAACAAATGCACCGCAAAGTGGCGAGTCAAAAATGTGGGACTTTTTGTCGCAGCAATCACTACTTGAACAAATCGCGACTGGCGTTGAAAACTGTGTTAATAAAGTCCTCGGCGATTGGGAATTATATGCGCAAATACCGCATGTCGAAAAGCGATTTGTGCTCAATCGCTCTTATGATGCGCGTAGCCTGAAAGAGACACTTGAACTTATATTCCAGGCCATGACGTTGCAGCTTGGTGAGACGGTCGAGACAAAGCTCAAGATGACAGCACGTGATGCCTTGACGAAACTTGGTGTGTCATTAACTGATGAAGAGAAAGCGCAGAGCGATAGCGAGATTGAAAGCGCGAATAATGAAGCGCGCAATGCGGAATTTTACGCAACTGAGATTATGAACGCGACGAAAGGAGAAATGAGGAATGAAAACACTTGAGCAAGTTTTAGAGCCGTTAAAAACGATAGCAGACAATATAAAAACGATACCGCCAGAGACAGCAGAAAAGACAATTGAAGCAGTCGCTGGTGAATTGCGTAACCTGATTTTTGAAGAGCGTACGCACGCGCACAATATGGCACGTGAGCAGATGCACAAGACGATTAAGACGCAATTGGCGGCCTTGGCCCCTGACGAGTTTCAGAACCTGGACAAGGCGCGGTGGGAAGATATGATACCTGTTATCGCAACGAAATTGAAAGGTGAAGGTGATAGGCCTGCAAAGAAACAGCCAGAGCAGGTTGAAACGCCTGAGCAAATTCGTGCACGTCTTGAAAGTGAATACGCGAAAAAATTGGAAGAAGAGCGCCGTGCCATGGCGGTGCAGTCAGCGTTGGCGCAGATTGAAGCTGCTGCGATAGCAAAGCGTCTTGACCCGACGTACAAATCGATATTTTCAGCAGCGTTGGCGAATGAGGTTGAGGTTGAATTGACGCAAGACAACAAGACCGCTTTCAAAAACAAGGCAGACGGCAAGTACTTTGTGCGCGATGGCCAGCACGCAACGCCAGAATTTGTTGCTGAGGAAATTTTGAAACGCTATCCTCGCCTTGTCGCGCAGCAGGTGCAGGCCCCGCAGCCGCCGGTAAATGGTAACGGGATTGCTGTTGACAAATTGAAGGCAGGCTTATCAGAGCTGAAAATTTTTGCACAATAGGGGGTGAGGTATGTTTGTTGTCTTTCGACCGAGTGGCGAATTTCACCGCGTTGAGCACGACGCGCAACGCGCTGAACGATTTAAGCTCGAAGGATACACTGTTTACAACGCGGCTGCGCAAAAGTTGCCTGATGGTTATGACATTGTATTCGAGCTTGGCACAGTGCAAATTCGCCCAGGTACAAAAACGTTTGTTCCAAAAGACGAAATGACGAAAAAGAAAAAAATTGACGCGACGACTACTGAGAAGTAGTATAGCGTTATTACACGCGGCGCGGCGTTAAACGCGCATGGGTTATCCCCCGAAACCGGCTCATATCTGAGCAAGTGCAATAAGCACCGACAATCAACACAACAACAGGAGGCCAAAATATGGCTCTGACATTATTACAGGCCGCGCAAGCGTCATCCTCAACGCTGCGTCAGGGCATTATCGAGCATATCGTCGAGACTTCGCCGTTTCTTGCTCGATTACCATTCGAGGAAGCGCCGAGTTTGCGCTATGAGGTTGCGCTGCAGAAAAGTCTGCCGCAGTCAGGCTTTCGAGCGTTTAATTCAAATTATCCAGCGACTAATTCAACTTACGACCGCGCGACAATTCACTTAAAGCCGCTCGGTGGAGAAGTGAGGTTGGACAGATTG